ATTATTGGGGTAGTTATAAGAACACGGCCATTATGGTCGATAACTAGCCGAAAAGCAAGCTAAGCCATAAAAGCCTAAGCTGAGCGTTTTTGGCGCTTTTAATAACGAACGAACGAGCGTTCGACAGAGACAAATAGTGTGATTAGACGATAACGATTAAAATTTTTGTGTGGCTGAATCAGTATTAGGATAATGAAGACAGAAGTGGGCGAGGCCTCGCCCTTTCTTCATGTCACTGAACTAATACCCAACGTACCACACAAATTTATAGATCGAGATCACAAAAGTCAAGTACATCTATCGTATTTTGTTGTATAATATATAAATATAAATCCCGGAGAAAATAAGATTTGCGAATGTGAAATGCCCTCTCCTACCATAAAGTACCGTTACCCTCACGAGATTCGTGTCACGAGATTCGTACATAGTCCCCTATATAGTCCCCTATGCCCCCCTATGCATGGCTGACTCTATGGTATGCCCTCAGCCTCCAAAGGAATATGCCCTTAGAGGATACTCCATAGCTGGCTATACAATGGAGTATGACTCTTATACCAAGCAGACTTGACAGTATGCCCAGAGTATGCTATGATAGTACACAATGAAACACACAGAAAACACAGAGCCAGCCCCAGAGTGTGCTAGCACTAGCAAGCTCCAAGCATACTACCAAGTAGCAGCTATCTGCTTCTGTAGTCTAGCCCTTGGCTTACTCTCAGGAGTGCTACAAGTAGCCTACCTCTAGGCCTCGGCCTCCTCCTCCACAGGTGCAGCCTCAGCAAGCCCTGTTAGGTGTGCGCTTGCGTCATCCCACGCAACCGTGGCCACCTCTTCTCTCTGTTCTACCATGTCCTTTATAGTGAACTGGTGTTCTACAACTTGCTTATCACTTATACCATGATTGGCAGCCAGTAGGAGTTTGCAGATTGTAGGGTCATACGCCTTTGAAAGCCCGTTATTTAGCAACCTCTCCTTTTGCTCATAGTCAATAGCCTTGAGAGCGATAAGAAAAGTATTATGCAACTTTCCCCACTGTTGTAAAGTATGCTCTGTAACTCCAAGGTATACAGCTAAGCCAGTGCGAGTAGGCAGATCCACTTTCAAGCGTTCCCCAAACGTATCCCCTCGTTCCGTTCGTGCCTTTAAGAACTGTTCAAAACGATCGTTACACTCTGAAAGGTACTTATTGGCGAGTTGTGGAAATGTATCCCTATAGAGTGACGGTGTACCCTTGGCGTTTACACTCATACGCTGTTCTTTTTGCTTGTGGCGTTCAGCTTGTGTAAAGGGCTTGTGAACTGGTTTTACCTCTATAACCTTGGAATCACTCATACCGCCATAATACCACAAAGAGGCAATATCAAGAAATGCCACCAAATGACAAAGTAGAGCATTATAGGCTTTTTTACCTCCTGACCCTTGACACAATTGTTACACAAGAGTAGACTGGAGAGTGTCTCAATCTTTCACATCATAGACCGTCATATCAGGAGTACCCTCACATTTTGCGACAATGATGAATGGATGAATCGGGTTGTGCGAGTAGTCTACGGACTACCGAAAGAAGGCTTACTGTTACCGGTCTATGCGATCAAGAGAATAAGAGAATAAAGAGAATAGGGCTGCATATTGTAGCCTTATGCCCTTTATTTACTTTCACACTCTTTACTATGGTTACAAAAACCACCACAGACGGCAAAGCCCGGTATTCCTTCCCAAAGAAGGAGGAACTGGCAGAGGCTACTAAGGAATACGCTCCTTATATCCAAGAAGCCCGGAAACGCTTGGAGGAGTATGGCATAGGCTCACAATGCTCAGTGTATAATATGCAGCTAGTGTTTTCACAGGTTGCCGGTAGATTCCCGGAACACTTGCAGGACTGTATCCCTTATATGACCGTAAGAACCTTCAACGGTTGGAAAGAAGAAGGCCGGAAGGTCATCAAAGGCCAGAAGGCCATGCAGACAGTCACTTGGATATCAGCAATGACAGAAGACGGAGAAGAGGAAACTGGCCGGTGCTATCCAAAGACTACCCATGTTTTCGGAATATGGCAGACAGAGCCAAAGGAGTAGAGAATGCAGAGGCTAGCGACTCGCAACCGTTAGCCCCTTTATTTACTACCATTTCACGCATGAATTACACAGACGAGATTTTGGCCGACTTACTCCGTAGGGATGAGTTGGAAACAATGGAGCTAATGTTAGAGCGATAGAGAATACAGAGGCTAGCGACTCGCAACCGTTAGCCCCTTTATTTTTTACAACACTCTTATATATGGCAGACACAACCGCCACAGACTCCCCGGCTTTATATGTTGGTACATATTCCAAGTATAACAACGGAAGCATAAAAGGCGCATGGTTAAAGCTAGAAGACTATGCAGACTCGGCTGAGTTTTTCGCAGCTTGCAAAGAGTTGCACAAAGACGAGGCAGACCCGGAGCTTATGTTTCAGGACTATGAATGTTTCCCGGCTTCCCTATATAGCGAATGCATGGGAAGCGAGACAATAGACCGGATTATAGAATATACGCAGCTATCAGAACATGATCAGAATATTGTAGCTGAATATGCAGAGGCCACCTATGGCACACTCCCTGAAGACTTCAGCGATGCGCTAGAAGCCTATGCAGGAGAATTGCCTGATATGTGGAACAAAGACGAGGCACTAGGCTACTTCCTCGCAGATCATGGCTACATAGAAATTCCTGAAGGCTCACTATCAAATTACTTTGATTATGAGGCTTATGGAAGAGATGAAAAAGGAAACTGGAACATCTCAGAGAATGGCTATGTATTCCACGTTTAGAGATCAGAGGCTAGGAAGTAGCGACTCTTAGCCCCTTATTTTTTCACACTCTCACACATGCCGGACAAATCCAAAGAGCAAGAAGCAGCCAATCTCAAGGCTGAATTCTTGAAAGAAGCAGAGGCCAAGGGATACAACAAGGAGCATTTAGACGATCATGTACAGTTTATGATTTTCTAGGAGAATACAGAGGCAAGCAATTAACACCTGTTTGCCCCTTTATTTTTTACAACACTCTTATATGGACTGTTTAGAACAGTACGAACACAGTGGAATAGACATACAAATATTCCAGGATGAACATGGGGATTCCCCTAGAGAATGGGATAACCTCGGAACTATTGCATATTGCAGTAGCGATTACATACTCGGAGACAAACCTATGTCAGTAGAGGAAATGCAAGAGATAGCAGAAGACGATAGCTATCTTTGCCTCCCGGTATACGCTTATATACATGGAGGAATTACAATCAGCACCGGAGCATTCAGTTGTCCTTGGGATAGTGGCCAGTGTGGAATTATTTATGTAGCCAAGGATGACGAACAGGTGAAGCAATACCAGAAGACGGAAGGAGTTATAGATAGCCACCTTCAGGCTATAAAATGCCTAGAGAATGAGATCAAGACATACGATCAATATTTCACCGGGGATGTATATGGCTACATAGTGGCAGAAGATCAGGAGCATGAATCTTGTTGGGGATTCTACGGAATGGAAGACGTAAAGGCAGAAGCAGAAAGTATAGCAGACTGGATAGTAGAAGACCGGAGGAAGAAGAGGGAGGAGAAGACGAAAACCTTTATACAGAATCATGTACCACTGTACGCAAGAGGTTAGGTAGAGGGCTGTTACGGCAGCCTTCCATCCTTACTTTTTACACAATCCTATCATGAGATACCAAGTAGTAATCCCCTTTGACTACAGTGAAGATTTAACACTGGAAGAGGTTAAAGAGATTATAAAAAAGGAGGCAGCAGGAATGGCACTTGCCGACTTTGACTACACTGTAGAGCAATAAAGAGAAGCCTAGAAGTCAGAGGCAAGCAATTAGCACCTGTTTGCCCCTTACTTTTTACCACCACACCGTATGTATTATATTTGTACTGAATGCGATTCAGACATGATCCTACAGGAAGGGATATATCACTGTACTGGATGCGATCATTCACAAGACGAGAAGCCTGAAACTGGCATAAGCCAGAAGGAGGCACAAGCACTTGTAGCAGCCTTAGAAGGTCTTATGAAAGAGGCAGCTAAAGATGCCGAGATGTCAGCACCAGAAGGCAACGAGCCTATCTGGGCTTGGATAGATGATGCTAGTCATGCACTAGCAAACACCAGAAACTAGCCTTTATTTACTACCACCTCAACCGTATGCTCACGCTATGCATGGCTGTACTAACAGCCTACTACAATGACTTCCCTACCTACTGGACAGGAACAGAAGTCATTACCATAGATGCTCAAGAGGAGTCAGCAAGGTTTTGCCACTGGCTCATACAATAATTCTTATTTTTTACCACACTATCACATGCAGAATGTACACATACCACTAGCAGACTTATGGCAGCAGCTAGGAGATATACCAGTAAACAATGACGGAGAAATAGAAGAAGCATTCTATGACTTCGCTATTGGTACAGATCGAGA